CCGACAGGAGCTGCAATAGCACAAAGAGGAGTTAGACGTGGCTAAACAATCTGCAACAGCTAGAATAGATCACCACGAAAAGATTTGCAGGTTAATGCAAAAGCAGACTTTTGATAGAATTGATAAAATGGATCAAAGAATTAATAGAATAGAAAAAATTATTGTAGGCGGAATGTTTGCAATATTTATGGCTGTACTTTCTAATCATTTGTAGTATTAACTACTAATGAAGTTACTTAAAAAGTATCCTTACAAACACTACAATAGATTCTCAGACACAACAGGACGTAAATATTTGGTAGATAATATTAAAGTACCAAGCGTCACAACTATATTAGGTGCCACTAAAGACAAACGTTTTTTAGATAACTGGAGACGTAAAGTTGGAAATGCAGAAGCTGATAGAATTATGCAACAAGCATCAGCTATTGGAACTGAGATGCACCAGGTACTTGAATATCATTTAACAGGACAGGGTTATTACAACGCCATGGAAGAAGGCACTAAACCTAGAATGATGGCCAAAACTATTTTAGATAATATTAAAATAGATGAAGTATGGGGCAACGAAATAAGTTTAGAGTATGAAAATAAATATGCAGGTACAGCAGATTTATCTTGTGTTGCTTACGGGAAACCGAGCATCGTAGACTGGAAACAGTCTAACAAACCAAAGCGAGAAGAGTGGGTAGAAGATTATAAATATCAGCTAGGAGCTTACTATTTAGCACACACTAAAAATTATGGACCCATTGAACAAGGTGTAATCTCTATATGTACAAGAGACCTTCAATATCAAGAATTTAAATTAAATGAATCTGATTTAAAAGAATATGGAGATAAATTTTTAGAAAGAGTTGAACAATACAATAAACTTATAGCAACCAACTCTTAAGATCTTCTTCTCCCAAAGTTTTAGCAGCAAGCTTACCTTTACTGGTAAGAGACTTCATGATAGCTTCATCTAATGTACCTCTGGCTACAATATCAATATAAACAACAGTACCTTTTTGGCCCATTCTATGAGCACGGTCTTCTGATTGCATTCGGACTTCTAAGTTATAGCTGTTGCTAAAATAGATAACAGTATTGCAAGCAGTAAGAGTGAGACCAAAGCCACCGGTAGTAGGATTACCAACCAAAAAACGACATTTGTCATCTGTTTGAATACGATCAACAGCATTTTTTCTATCCTCAACACTAACTTCTCCATAAATACTTACTGTAGATTCTGGGCCATACTTGTCTATTAGAAAGTTTTTAATTTCATGAATGTTATATAAATAATTAGCCCAGATAATAACTTTACCATCAGTTTCTTCTAATGTTTCCTCGAGAGCAGAAAGTTTAGATTTATGTAGTTGTAATATTTTGCCATCATCATCTTTGGTAAAACCATTACATACCTGGTGTAGTTTAATAATTTCTGTAAGTTTGTTAGAAAAAGATATTGTACTATCTTCTACAATAGCAAGTGCATGAGTTCGTAGTCTTTCATATATTTTTTTACCCTCACCTTCTAATTCTATATATCTCTTAGATCTAACCTTAGGTTTAAGATCTAAACATTGATCCTTACGTATTCTGGTAGCAAAACTTTTCATTTTTTCTTCTAATTCTTCTAATCTTTTGTAGTATTTAGGTACACTTACAAACCTTCCAGAACCCACAGGAATATCTGTCATCTCAGCATATCTATTTCTAAAAGCAAGATAACTATTAAAACCTAATAATTCTGGACTTAAGAATGCACATTGTGTAAATAGATCTAATGGAGATTTTGTTATTGGGGATCCTGTTAGTATACGCTTTATATGGGATAATTTTCCTAATCCTAAAATGTTTTTTGTTCTTTTTGCTGATCGGTTTTTTATTGTGGTTGATTCATCCAACGCTACAAAATTTAATTTATTTTTTTTAAGGTAATCAACACACGCTTCAAATCCCCTTCTAGTTGATAAAGCTTCTACGTTAATTAAAAATATTTTAAGATCTGGTGATTCGCTTAACTTATAATAATCTTTAGGTTTATCTAAATTCCATTTATATATTTTATATTTTAATACATCTGGCATATGAGTTTCTATCTCAGATTGCCAATTTGTATAAACAGACTTAGGTGCAATAATTAAAACAGTATTAATTTTTCTTTGTAAATAAAGATAAGCAATATTATCTATAGTAACTTTTGTTTTACCTGTACCCATTTCCATAAAATATGCCCATGAATTTTTTTCTGCTGATTCGGACAAAGCATTTCTCTGGTGCTCGTACGGCTTGGTCTTATAGGGGTATTTCGACATCTAAAAAGTTTTTATATTTTTTTCTTGCAAAGATCAAATGAATAATTTAAGAGACCTGCAGGAGGAAAAATATGGATATTGAGAAAATGTCAAACATTGACATTAGTCAAGATAGTGTAAAATCTATTTCTGACAAATGCAATTCTTTAAATACGTTAAGAAAACAAATAGAAAAAGATGAAGAAAGTCTTTCACTTCTTAAGCATAAAGCTAGAGATATGGAAGAAAGAATAATTCCAGAGATGATGCAGGAAGCAGGTGTATCTTTGTTGAAATTAAGTGATGGTTCTACTGTAGAAGTTAAACCATTTTATGCAGCAAAAATTCCTGAATCACGTGTAGAGGAAGCCTTCAGTTGGTTAAGAGGTAAAGGGTTCGAAGATATAATCAAGAACACCGTAACCGCTTCATTCAATAGAGGTCAAGACAACGAAGTCTCTGAATTAATAAAAGTCTGTGAAGACCATGGATTCAACTATAATAAAAAAGAAAAAGTTGAACCTATGACTCTTAAGGCTTTTGTTAAAGAGCAAGTCGAGGGTGGTAAAGAACTTCCTTTTGATTTGTTCGGTGTGTACATCGCAAATAAAACGAAAATAACTAACAAATAATAGGTAATAATATGAAAATAAAAGACGGACAATCGGGCCAAGTATCGATTAAACAAGAGGCTGGTGCAGTTGCTAATATTGATTTAGAGCAATTTGCTGATGCTGGATTTGATAATGTAGATTCAAAGAGTTTAGCATTACCATTTCTAAAAGTTCTAGGACAGTTGTCACCACAAGTAACGCAAGGTGATAGTCAGTTTAACCCTGAAGCAAGACCTGGAATGATCTATAACACAGTAACAGATGAACTTTATGATGGTGCAGGAGGTATAACAGTTATACCTTGCTATTATAAATTAGAATACATTGAGTGGAGAGACAGAGAAAAAGGTGCTGTTGCTCCTGTAAATGTTTATTCTTCTGGTTCGGATATCATGACTAAAACTACCAGAGGTGACGATGGTAAGGATAGGCTTGAGAATGGTAATTACATAGAAGAGACAGCTTCTCACTACGTTATGATAGTGCAAGAAGACAAATCTTCTACAGCTATGATTACTATGAAATCTACTCAAAGAAAGAAATCCAAAAAATGGAATTCAATGATGATGTCTTTGAGACAGAAAAGAAAAGATGGTAAGGGTTTTTTTAGACCTGCACCATTTACTCAACAATACACACTTAAAACTGTTTTAGAGAAAAACAATTTGGGTTCGTGGTACGGTTGGGAAATCGAACACACAGGTACAGTGGGGAGCGAAGACACAATCAAAGCAGCTTTTGAGTTTTACGAATCATGTAAAAAAGGTGCTGTCAGAGTTAACCACGGCAAGGAAGAACAAGTAGAAAAAACTCCATTCTAGTATGGACCTACTTGACAACACCCTGGGAGAGTTTGTAGAACTCTTCCAGGGCTCTTCTACATATTTTGGATGTTCTGCACCTACTGGAAATAAAAACTCTAAGGGCAAATCAGAATTTAAACATTGGGTTGAACCTAAACCGATGACAAAAGATCATTGGGTTCAACACTTAAAAGGAGAAGCTTACTATGGATCAGTTCCCATTCGAGATGATAATACATGCAGTTGGGGGGTCATCGATGTTGATCGTTATAATATACAGCATCAGGACGTTATATCGGTTATACGGAAAAGGAAATACCCACTCGTCCCATTCAGATCAAAATCCAACGGACTCCATTTAATTATTTTTATCAAAGGTGTTGTTGCAGCATCTGCGATGAGAAAAAAATTAATTGAGATCGCTTCAGATTTAGGAATTAACGACACCACTACAGATATATTTCCTGCACAAGATCAAGTTGATTTAACACCTGATAATTGGGATGACAAAAGAAAAGGTAACTTTGTAAACCTACCTTACCAAAACGCAAAACTCCCTACAAGGGTCGCTATGGACGACCAATGTCAGTCAATAAAAATAGAAGATCTATATAAATTTGTATCTAAATTTAGATTAACTCCTGAGTCTTTTAAAAAATTAAAAATATTTCAAGATGATGAGACAAAAGATTATCCTCCTTGTGTAGTTAACTTTATGAAAAATAAAGTACAAAAAGGTGAAGGTCGTAATGATGCAATGTTTAACGTGGCTGTCTTAGCAAAGAAGATTAATCCAGATCCAGTGATGTATGAAGAGTGGACAAGAGATATGATGACTAAGGTGTGTAGTGAAAAACTTCACCCAAAGGAGTTACAAAATATATTTAAGGGAGTTGAAAACAAAGAGTACACTTATAAATGTAAAACATCTATTGCAAGAATGCATTGTGTATCTAGCACATGTGTAAAAAGAAAATTAGGTATTGGAGCAAATGAAGCTTTACCAGAAGTTGGAAAACTTATTAAAGTTAACTCTTATCCAGAACCTTATTGGATACTACCCATACAAGGTAAATCTATAAGACTTTCTACAAAACAATTATACCAACAGCAGTTGTTGGGAGAACAGTTATTAAATTATGATATTGTTTGGAGACCATTAAAACCATCTAAACGAGATCCAGATCCTTACAGAGATTGGCTTGATGAGTTAATACAAAATAAACAAGACATGGAAGGTTTTGATTCTGGTGAGGAAAGACAAGACGTATTTAATTCTAGAATGACTAGGTTCTTAGAAGATGTTGAAGATACTACTGAGTTTGATCAGATAGATTCTGGTAACATTTGGAAAGACGAAAGTGAGATGAGATTTAAGTTAGAAACATTTAAATCATTCATGAAAAAAGTAGGGTATAATTGGAATGAAAAAGAATGTACAAGTTTTCTTGAGCAGGGAAAAGCTTTGCCTAAGAAGAAGTTTCAAAACATTAGTAGTAGGCATTGGGTTGTAGCACTACCACAACAAACAGAGCATAAAAATAAAGATGTCAAATTTAATAAAGCAAAAGCTGCGTGGGAAGACAATTAAAATATTTGGACCACCAGGTACAGGTAAAACAGAGAACCTTTTAAAACGTGTAAAACGTTATTTAGAAAAAGGTTACTCTCCCGATGAGATTTGTTACGTATCCTTTACTAACAAAGCTGTAAATGAATGTGTTGCAAGAGTCAGACAAAAGTTTAAAGGTTATGATGAAGATGCTTTTTCATATTTTAGAACACTACATTCTCTGGCCAGACAACAGTTTGCTGAAATTCCCGTATTAGATCCAAAGGCAGACCTGCTGATGTTTCATACACAATATGGCACTGTCAAGGTGGGTTACAAAGATACTTGGGACGATCAAAAAGTATATAATAATTGGTCGCTTCAAATTTATGACAGGGCAAGAAACATGAAAGTAGATCCTGTGTGGTTGTACAAACAACAAACAAGAAAAACAGTTAGGCTACAACAATTTAAATCTATCATTGCAGGGTACCAACAATTTAAAACAATGGAGATGGAGACAGGACAACGAACACCGGACAGATTAGATTTTACTGATATGGTAGAAAAATTTGTTAATGATGGTTTAGTAGTACCTTTTAAAGTTTTAATGGTAGATGAAGCTCAAGATCTGACACCTTTACAGTGGGACATGGTTGTTAAGATAGCTCAAGCAGTAGAGAGGGTTTACATTGCAGGAGATGATGACCAAGCAATATATGAATGGAATGGTGCTGATGTTAATTTGTTTCAAACATTTCCAGGTAAATCATTAGTGCTTAAAAAAAGTGTAAGACTTAATAAAAATATACATTTTTTTTCTAAATGTTTACTTAACTCTATGGGTGATAATCGTATTAAAAAAGAATTTTACTCTAATGGTAAAGAGGGTTCGGTACATAGGTGGAATGGTTTAAAGAAAGTACCTTGGGATATGGAGGGTAGTTGGATGGTGTTGGCTAGAATTAATGATGTGAAAAAAGAATTACAACAAGAGGCAAGAAACCTTGGCCTGTACTATCAAGATCAAAAAAATAATAAGTCTTTTGACCCTAATCAATTTGCAGCAATTAATTATTGGGAGAAGATTTGTGAGGGTGGTAGTATTACTAGAGAGGAAGCTACAACAATGTATGAGTTCTTATTAAACATTGATCACGGCTACCGGTCACAGGATAGTAAGAAATGGAGTTTTGCACATCCAAATCAAGTGTTTACATTTGATGAATTACATTTAAGGTGTGGTATGCGTGATGAAAAAGGTCTATGGAATCAAGTATTTAAAAGAAAATTTAAAGATAAAGATAAACAATATTTTCAAAAACTTATGAGTGAAGGTGTAGATTTATCACAACCTCCTAAAATAATTATAGATACTATACACCAAGTAAAAGGTGGTGAAGCAGATAATGTTGTCCTGGCCAGCAAATGTAACTTTCCATCTCATTACGAAAAAAAGAATTTAGCAGAAAAAGTAAAAGAGCTTAGGGTTTGGTATACAGGTGCCACTAGATCTAAAAGCACACTACATTTGTTAGGCACTTACCATCAATATAATTTTCCATTAGGAAAGTATTACAAACAATATGAGGCTAACTATGTCAGATAAAAGTATGTTCGATGAAGCATTTCCGCAAGACAGACAAATCGGAGGATCCCACTACCAACATTTTGAAATTCAACCTTGGACATTTATAAGAAAGAATGGTTTAAATCCATTTCAAGCAAATGTAATAAAATATGTTTGTAGGTATTTATTCAAAGGAAAACAAATAGAAGATTTAGAAAAAATTAAACATTATTGTGATTTAGAAATAGAACATTTAAAAGATGCCAAAAAGAAGAAATAAACTAGTTATGTGTGAGCATTGTGATGAAGTAGTGGCTGTAATTGTACACGAATACAGTTATTACTGTGCAGACTGTGCTTTGTTTGATTTAGCCGTACCTTTTAAAAAAGCAATATCGATTGAAGATGCAAACCTAAGTAGGAAAATACAATGACCCATCAATTAAATTTTATTTACAACGATAGTGATTGGATAGCTCCAGCAGAGTATCCAGATTTATCAAAAGCAACAGAGATTGCAATTGACTTAGAGACTAAGGATCCAAACATAAAAACTAAAGGACCAGGTTGGGCAACGTTTGATGGACACATAGTAGGTTTTGCAGTTGCTGCTCTTGGACAACAATGGTATTTCCCTATTGCTCATGATGCTGGTGGGAATATGGATCTGTCGATAACCTGCGCATGGATGCAAGATGTTTTAAAAACAGATGCTACAAAAATATTTCACAATGCAAGTTATGATGTAGGTTGGTTGCTTGTAAATGGATTTGAGATTAGAGGTAAGATAGTTGACACCATGATTGCAGCAGCATTAATCAATGAAAACAGATTTAGTTTTAGTTTAAATGCATGTGCTAAAGATTATTTAGGTGAAATTAAAAATGAAACGTTTTTGAATGAAAAAGCCAAAGAATGGGGAATTGACCCAAAAGCTGACATGTGGAAGCTGCCTGCGGGCTACGTAGGCTTCTATGCTGAGCAAGATGCAGGGCTAACCTTACGTTTATGGGATCGGCTTAAAACAGAGGTATCTAAGCAGTCTCTACACGATGTTTGGGAAATGGAGATGGAATTACTGCCTATTTTGATAGATACTAGACGAAGAGGAATAAGAGTTGACGAAGAGAAGGCTTCTCTGCTAAAAAAAGAATTCAAACAAAAAGAGTCTGAGGTTTTATCAAGTATAAAATCTCAGACCACACTAGATGTAGATATCTGGGCTGCTCGATCTGTTGCGCAAGTGTTTGACCGAATAGGTGTTGACTACCCACGTACAGCAAAAACTGATGAACCAAGCTTTACACAAAACTGGTTAGTAAATTGTGATAACCCAATAGCGCAACTAATAAGACAAGCAAGAGAAATAAATAAATTTCATTCAACATTCATAGACTCCATTCAAAGGTATGTTCACAAAGGCAGAATTCACTCTGAGATAAATCAGTTAAGATCTGACCAAGGTGGAACTGTATCTGGACGTTTATCATATTCAAATCCAAACCTACAACAAATTCCTGCAAGGAACAAAGAGTTTGGTGACAAAATTAGAAGCTTGTTTCTACCTGAAGAAGGTAGGCAATGGGGTAGTTTCGACTACTCACAACAGGAGCCTAGGCTTGTTGCTCACTACGCTGCATCGGTCAATGATAACTTTGAAGGTGCAGCGGAGTTTATCGAAGCCTATAAAAACGAGTCTGCTGACTTTCATCAAATAGTTGCTGATATGGCAGGAATTACAAGAACCCAGGCCAAAACAATTAATTTAGGATTATTTTATGGAATGGGTAAAGCTAAATTAGGTAAAGAATTAGGTATCACAAAAGATAGAGCTGAAGCCCTGTTAAGACAATATGGTGAAAGAGTACCTTTTGTTAAAAAATTAGCCACAGATGTATCTAGCTCTGCCTCAAAATATGGGTTTATTCGGACGATAGGGGGCCGTAAATGCCGGTTTGACATGTGGGAGCCTGCTACCTTCGGAATGAACAAAGCTATGCAGTATGAGGAAGCTAAAGCAATTTATGGAAATAACATCAGGAGGGCTTTTACTTACAAAGCTTTAAATAGATTGATCCAAGGATCTGCAGCTGATCAAACAAAACAAGCTATGATTAATTGTTACAAGGCTGGTTATAAACCTTTATTACAAATTCATGACGAACTTTGTTTTTCAATTGATAAAGAATCAGACGTTCAAGGTGTAAAAGACATTATGGAAAATGCTATAGACACATTAAAAGTACCATCTAAAGTTGATATTGCATTAGGAAAATCTTGGGGCGAGGCTAAAGAATAATTTAGAGCGCAGTATCCTTAGGGAAAAATTTAATTTTTTTTAAGCTAGTCTAGCTAGCTATATCTAGAAGACCTAATTTTGCGTCTTCAACACTTTGATCATTAATCTTTTTTCTTAAATCTTTGATCTCTATATCAATCCACTTCATATCTGGAGTAACTCTACCCTGTTCCAACGCTTGCGTTGCCCACTTGGACTCCAACTGAAGCTTCTCCGATATTAACTTTTGTAGGGCCATCTCGGTTTACCTCTTCGAAGGTTAAGAAGAACATGTTAGGATTCTCAAACCCAGCACCTTCATTCTCTTTTACTTCTCCTGAATCAACCTTCTTTACAAAACATTCAAGAGCGGTCTTATCATCATCAGCGCTAACGATCTCATCAAGATACACATTTTTGTATTTTACTTGGATACGATAGTGCTTCATAAGGTATTATATATCAATTTGTGACATGATTGCAACTATGTAGTCACTTTTGGTTTAGGTTTGGGTATAACTGGTTTAGGGACTTCTATTTGTCTGCACTCAAATTTAACAACAATCTTGTTTTTTTCTACGTATTCTTTATCAAATTGTTCAGTTTCTTCTAATGATTTAAACGTGCCATGAGCTACTCTATAACCATATTCTACACAATCGTAGTGTGATGTGAACGTAAAACCAGGTATATGATGATTAGGGCAATCATTGGTTATCATACTGCACATGTACATAACTAATATAAATTTTGTCATAATATCCTATATTATCCTAGCTTATTATTTACTTGCATATCCCATTAAAATGTTTATATAAAGATACACAATAATAATAACAAAGAGGAGGCCAAATGGCAACCACAACAAAATGTGATTCACAAGTGTTCAAGGATTGGAGTGAAAAAGTAGATAATATTTTATCACGGCTACCGAAAACTGACGTAAGTGGAGAACCACTAGAGTATCAAGATGATGCTTACCAAGAAGTTATGAAGATGTTGCAGCAGTGTTCAATGAACTTTGAAGACATGCCTATATATCCAATTAACGAAACCATTGCTAATAAACTAATACAAGATCAACAGAGAGGTGCCGATGAAAGACCTGATATTTAGTATGATGTTTATTGCATTGCTAACCATTATCCCTGCAAAAGTTTTATTATTTATTTTTGCATCACTGGGATATTTAATGTTCTACTAACCAAGGAGGAAAAGATATGAACAAACCAATACATAATAAATTTTTTGAAACTACTGATTACAGTAAGTTCAAAAAAACTAGAGGTAACAGACCTGTAGATGAAGCACACGTACAACAACTCAAAAAGTTAATTGAAGAAAAAGATTTATACGATCCAATTCGTGTAAACAAAAATATGGAAGTCATTGATGGCCAACATACATTAGAGGCTAGAAAACAATTAGATCTAAAAGTTCCATTTATAATTATGGACTCTGATGATCCGTTAGATGTGGCTAGACTTAACACAGGTCGTAAGAACTGGTCTATGGAAAACTATCTGGACCAACACTGTGCCAGAAATAAAATGGACTACCGTATTTGTAGAAACAAAATGCAACAGTACGGAATCAATGTTGCAGAGATGGTAGTTCTATTATTAAAACAAACTTCATTGTGGGTTAGAATCAGTAATGATTTTAAAACAGGACGGTTTGTAATTCCTGCAGGAGGTATTGAGCATGCAGATCGTATTGGATCTCAATTAATGCAACTTAAAAAATACTTCTATGGTATGGAGTCAACCAAGAACAAAAGATTTAAACGTTCTATGGTGGTTTCTTACATTGTAGCTGATAAACACCCAAGGTTTGATCACAGAAGATTTAAAACTGCTTGTAAGAGTAAATCTTCATGGTTCTTAACGGGTACATCTACTTCAGATTATATTGCGATCATTGAACGTATTTATAATGCAGGGCTAACTCAAAAAAATAAAATAAATTTAGTTGAGTTCTACAAAACTAAAGAGTATCAAGACAAATAGGAGAAACAATGGACGTAAACAAATGGAAATCAATTGCTGTTGATATCGAATCATACACAATTATTAGGGCAATGGGTGCAAATGGCCTTAGAAACCCAGGCAACATGATCAAAAAAATGGTTAGCGATTCTATAAAAAAGATTGCTAAGAAAGAAGGTGTTGCTGAACCTAAGATGAAAGAGAATTTGCTGAACCAAGGAAAGAAACTCTTGAAGTAAGTGATAAACATCTAGTAGATCACACTGTAGGTGTTGAATTAGGGCCGGGAGACTGGCCCTTTTTTTTACTTGCAATCAAAATCAAAATAGTTATTAATTAAATAGTATTCCTAAGCCTAAATGAAATAAGTGGGGCTTTCAAAACACTTTATTTTCATAGAACAACGAAACTCAAATTTAACTTTAATTTAAGGATTTATTTGTGGGCAAAGCTATTAAGAAAAGTAGTGAAGAAGCATTGAACCATGCGTTGGACAAGCTAGTGATGGTATGTCCAAATAAGAAAACGTATGATGAGTTAACAAGTTTAATGTTTCAGTTGTATTGTGGAAATGACTTTGGTTTAGGAAATTTCAGTCTTTCTTTTCTCGACAAAATCGAGGATAGATGGCGATCAGGACGTAAAGCTGCAGCGCAAGCTAAAGGCATAAGCCTGGTTGTTAAAAATGCTTAACCACGGTGTAATTTTTCCATATCGATATCTTTTCCCGCATCGTGGTTATGCAAATGAGTACCAAAAAAGCTATAGGATTACTTAAAGATTCAATCATATTATTGGACCTGATGACAGGTGAGGATAGAATGAACTACCTTGAGCGCATGTGGAATTTGTATTTCAGAGTGTACGAGAAGAAATCTATTAGAGTTACAAGAAATAAAAAATCTAAAACGTTTTTAATGGATAAGAAGAAAGCCTATGACTTGTGCTCCCAGCTTACTCAAATTTTTGGGCATTAAATTGAGCTTAGAGATTGTAAAACCTAAAGCTTTTGCAGAACAGCGATTGTTCCAGGCAATACTTGTCCAGGCGTTGGAGGACGCTGTTAATCCATCTGGTTTTAAGAAAGAGACATATTATAAGTATGATTCCCATGAGTGGTTTGTAAGTAACAGTGTAGAATTTCAAGACATCTGTTGGGGTGCTGACATGGATCCTGAGTTTGTACGTGGTGAGTATATGAAAATGGTAGACAATGGAAAAATTTTTTTTACGAAATTACAGGTATCCTGGATTAAGTATCGAGATTTATATAAGAGGTATCGGGAGTGTAATACTAAGGAGGAGAGAAGAATTATTAAGAAATTGATATTAAAAGAGAATTTAAAAAGACTAGAGAATTAGTCATGGGGGTCGAATGTGTTTGACTCCTGGAGGAAAACATAGGGAGCAATTCCTCGAAAAACCTCCAGAAGTAATTAACCAATTGTGAATGAACACAGCTGAACTGTACCAGAATAACGGATACCGGACAATGGAAATATTTACTATATAGATTATCTAGACCCCTGAGCAATAAAAAGTACCCCCGAGGGTAAAAGAGGTGTCCCTGCTGTCCCTGTAGCATATTAATCAATTATACCAACACTTCTAATCAATTTAGTACTGTCCCTGTGGTGTCCCTGTGGTGTCCCTAAGGGACACCACTCTTGCGGGAACGCTATCGAAACTTTTTGGGGCTATTACTTTATGATCAAATAATCTATATAGTAGAAATTATGTATAAGAAATTTCTATTAATAAACTCATTGGGTAAGGAAGTGCTAAAAGCTGCTAAATCTTATTATAGAGGTGGTGGTAAAACTATTAAACAAATGATGGAAGCACAACCCAGTAAAAACATTAAGGCACAATCAAGAGAACATGCAAAAGGTGATATTAAATATTTTATTAAAAGTAAAATCAAAAAACCTAGAGGCAGAAAGTAATGCCTGGTGGACTTAAAAAGAAATCATTAAGAACTGAATTAGATTTAACTCCAAAACAAAAAATGTTTGTTGAAATCTATGTTGCTGATTGGGGTAGCATAACACAAGCTGAAGCTCTTAAACGTGCAGGCTATGTTTGTACTAATGAAAAAGATTATGGATCTGTTGCATCTAGAATGTTATCTAGAAAACACAGTCCTCATATAGCAAACTACTTTGATAAGTTGTTTGAAAGAGAAGTAAAAAAATACACAAGTGACAACCTTAGAAGATATAAAAGGTTAGAAAGAATTGCTGACAAAGCAGAGAAAGAAAAACAATTCGCTGCTGCTATTAACGCTGAGTATAGATCTGGTCAATTGGCCGGTGCTTATGTTGATCGTAAAGAAGTAACTGTCAGTGGTTTGGAGGGTATGTCACGTGAGCAACTTGAGAAAAAGCTACAGGAACTATCAAACAAAATCGATGGCTACAATGCCAAAACGATTGAGATTGAGTCCCAAGACGTTACAGCAATTGAAGAAAGCTAGTTGGTCTGATTGGTTAGATGTTTTTAACCAAGTACATAACTCTA